TGATTTTGATTTCCACGATCCTGTAGTTTCTGGTGGCTTTGATTATGGGGATGGTGGTTTCACGCCGGGTTTAATAAGTGGTCCGGGGACGGTTGATCCCGGACTTGAAAAGTATGGTCCCGAAGGCCCTCCAGATGCGCAGCCCTTACCCAAAGAATTTTTGGATGACGGGCGTAATTATGACAATTACCTTGGTTTTTATGATAACCAGCTTGCCGGACAAGAGTTACTTAACGACCCAAACTACCGCGGCGATGGTACAAATTTTGGCATGGTGATGCCCCAAAGCTTTGCTGAGGGTGTAACGCCCGGCCCGGGAATGCCGGGCCAAGGTCAGTTTGCTACTATGCAAGAGTTGATGGAGTATCAGCAGAAGTATCCGAATGTGAACCTGATGGGTGAGTACCAGCGTTTGAAAGCTTTGGAAGGCGGGGCGGCGCAGCCTGTGACGTTGCCCCAAAGGGGCGTTGCGTCTTTGATGGGCAGCGATCCGGCAACTGAGGCTATGTATCAGGGGATTATGAGCTAATGGCTGAAGACCGCTCTATTGCTTACGCTCTTGCGGACAACATAATTGGTTTTGACGACGACTATGAAAGCCTTGGTGAGCGCGCGGGGGCCGCGTTACGTGATGATCCGATGGGTGTTGTGCGGACCGTGGGCGGTGCTATGTATGACAGTGCTCGTGATTTTGGTGGTCGGTTTATTCGTGACCCTGCGGGAGCGATTGTTGATAGCATGGATGCGCTTGGTTTGTCTTATGTTGAGGCGGGTAAGCGGTTGGCTGGTGGTATTGGTGCGTATACGGATCAGGGCATGAGCGTTGAAGAGGCGCGTGACGCGCAGCTTATGGATGCTTTGACGGTGAGTGAGTTGTTGGGCGGTGGTATTTTTGCCAATCAACTGCGCAAAGGTATTGTGCCGAGTGTGGATGTTGGCGATTCGGGTCCCGCGGACCCTAGTCGTCGGGAGTTTTTAAAGAAGTCGGCGGCGACGGCGGGTGTTGCTGCGGTTGCGCCTGATGCTGTTCGCGAGATTATGGACGTGTTGCCGGGGGCCACGCGTCGTGTTGTTGGTGCCAATCCCTTGGGTGCAGCGGTGGGTCAGATTGCAAAGTTGCGCAAGCAGGCTGATGAGATGACTGAGGTTGCCGCGGGCCGTGGCGAGTTACCTTTTGGTAATCGGAACGAGTACCGCATTGCGGCGTTTAAAAAGTATGATGAGATGGCGGACGCGCGGTCGGCGGCCTTGGATGCGTTGGACGCGGATACTTTGGCGAATGCGTCGGATTCTGATTTGGATATGTTTGTGCGTGAGTTTTATGATTATAACTTGAGTGGTTATGATTATTTGAATGCGGGCGACGTTGAGCATCCTGCGTATGACGCATTGGTTATGGAGATGCAGAAGCGTGGTTTGCATAAGCAGACGGACCGTAAGGGTTTGGACAAGTATCCGTATGCTCGTGCGATGGTTGAGGATTACGGTATTACGACGGGGAAGGATGGCGAGTTCCCGCGGCCCGCGGACATTGACGAGGAGACGGCGAACAAGCGGATAGCGGATGCGTTTTCTTGGGCGGCTGAGTTGCGTGACTCTAAGTTGAATGCGGTTCGTGATAACTTGCCTGTGACGCGCGTTGCGGATTATGACAATGCGGTTCGTGACGTGAAGGTTGCGATGGAGCGTTTAGAGGGCATTCAGAATAGGTTGAAGGACCCTGAAGTTGACCCGTTTAGCGTGATTGACGAGAAGATGGCGGCGATTGACGAGGCGGTGCCTTTGTTAGCGAATAACCGCGGTGGGGTGTCTTTGACGAATGCGCGGACTGAGGCGATGATTACGCCGAGTATGGAGAATCCGGGCAAGTTCCGGATTAGTTATATTGACCGCAAGTCTGGTGAGCCGATGGGTGACACGGAGAATTTCGAGTCAATGGAAGCTGCGATACGTGACGCGATGGGTCAGGGGTATTTGTCTTTAGGACGTTTTGAGCCTCAGAACTTTGCGAATGGCGGCGGCGTTGGCAGCTTGAGCCGTGAGGCGCGTGACATGTTCCGCGGCCCGCGGGGTATTGAGAGTTTGTCACGGTTTGCGAATGGTGGTGAGGCGATTTCGTCGAAGCAGGCGAGTGCGGACGATTTAGCGAATTTAGCGAATAAGATACGTGAGGATTATGGGTTTGATCCTGTTTCGTTGGCGTTGGAGATAGGTGTTGATCCTGAGTTGGCGTTACGTTTGGTGTTTCAGGAGAGTAGGGGCAAGCAGAGCGCGGGCAGCGAGAAGGGCGCGCGTGGTTTGACGCAGTTGATGCCGGGGACGGCGGAAGAAATGGGCGTTGATATTAACGACGCGCGCGACAACTTCATTGGCGGTATGAAGTATTTGAAGAAAATGACGGACCAGTTTGGTCTGGAGTTAGGGTTAGCGGCGTATAATGCGGGTCCGGGCAACGTTGCAAAGTATGAGGGTGTGCCGCCGTTTAAGGAAACGCAGGACTACCTAAAGATTATTTTGGAGCCGTTTCAGGGAGCGAGTGTGCAGCCATTATTGGATACGGGGTCGGAGAATTATTTGATGTCGCAGCCTGTAGCGGCTGTGGGGGAGTATAGCCCGCGTCCTCAGTTGCGTCCGGTAGATTTGGATTACTATCCGCAGCCCGCGGAGCCTATGCCGCGTCCGCAGCTTCGCCCCGACGATTTTACGTCACAAGAGGCGTTGTTACGTCCGCAAAGAACGAATATTGTGGAGAAATATGGTCTACCTATGGAATCGATGCAGGGAATTGGTTCTTTGAATGGGATAGCTCGTAATATGTATAGCTAGAAAAAGCTGGTCTAACATGCTAGGTTAGGTCAGGTTTTGGAGAAAATGTATGGCGTTACCACCAATTACACCGACGGCGTCTTTTGTTGAACGGGAAAACGACGACCCTCAAATTGAGGGTCTGTCTGATGATTTAGACATTGAAATGCCGGGTTCGCGCATATCGCGGATGGAATATTCTGAAGGTATTGAGGTTGAAGAGGAAGATGACGGCGGCGTTGTCGTTGATTTTGACCCTGAAGCAGCCAAAGCGGACCGCGAAGAAGACTTTTATGAGAATTTGGCCGAAAATATGGACGATGGGGACCTTGGAATGGTCGCCAACGACCTTTTGGGGCAGTATGACAGCGCAAAATCCTCGCGTGAGGACTGGGAAGAGTCGTATTCTAAGGGTTTGGACTTGTTGGGGTTCAAATATCAAGAAAGAACGGAGCCTTTTCGAGGTGCAACGGGGGTAACACACCCGCTTTTGGCCGAGGCAGCGACACAATTTCAAGCGCAAGCGTTCAATGAGATGCTTCCGCCCGAGGGTCCGGTGCGTACACAGGTTATGGGCGAGCTTACGCGGGGCAAAGAGGCTCAAAGTCTTCGCGTTAAGGAATTTATGAACTATTACATTACGAATGTAATGGAAGAATACACTCCGGAATTCGACCAAATGCTGTTCTATTTACCTTTAGCGGGTAGTACGTTCAAAAAAGTCTACTATGACGCGAACATGGACCGTGCAGTCAGCAAATTTGTGCCTGCGGAGAACCTTGTGGTGCCGTATGACGCCGCTGATTTGGAAACTTCGCCGTTTGTGGCGCAGGTTATTCGTCAGCCGTGGAACGATGTGCGCAAACAGCAGGTCAATGGCTTCTATCGTGACGTTGAAATCCACCCTTCACAGGCTCCGACAACGGATGCGATGTCTCAACAGGACGAAATTGACGGTCAAATGCCGTCAAACATCGACTATGACGTCACATTATTGGAATTTCACGTAGATTTGGACCTCGTAGGGTACGAGGACATGGGGGAAGACGGCGAACCGACTGGAATTATGCTTCCATATGTCGTGACAGTGTCCGAGGACACCGGTCAAGTGCTTGCGATCCGCCGAAATTGGGATGAAGATGACCCGAAACAGCGCAAAAAGCAGTATTTTGTGCACTATAAGTTCCTTCCGGGCTTTGGTTTCTATGGATTAGGGCTAATTCATACGATTGGCGGGCTTTCCCGTACCGCCACGGCAGCACTGAGGCAGTTGATCGACGCCGGTACGTTGTCCAATCTCCCAGCGGGCTTTAAAGCGCGTGGATTGCGTATCAGAGA